CAACAATTGACCCCACCCAGGAATCAAATACTGTTTTCATATAATAATCATTTGTTAAAAGAAAAGTACATGTTACATCATCATGTAATTCTCCATATGGTATTTTAATTGTTTGTTTTTCTGCTTGATAGTCCAAAGTACTAATTTGTCTGCCTGGCAATGCAACAGAGGTACATAAAACATTAATATCTCTTGGATCATTAATTAAATTACGTGCACTAAAATTACCTGATATCGCTGAGGATATAATTGTCTCTGGGTTTAAATTTAATAATGATTGTTTTGGTGGAGTAAAGATTACATTGAATCTATTACTACGAGCAAGACCACCCTTTTTGGATATGGTTGCTTTTAAATCCTCTATTGTTGCCATTAGCTTCTCGCAATTTTAAGACTTTCATTCCAAATAGAAGCCTTACTTTTCTTTTTAAATTGTTCTATTGGTAAAAAGATTGCTATTTCCCAATCTGTCATTGGTACTCTACTGAACTGAGAGACCACATGTTTACCTAGGTAGTGTTTAAAACACGGTTTAAATTCTTTATATTTTCTGACACCCTGTAAGAGATCATAACGCAGTTTAACTAATCGTGTTGTGTCCTTTACATTTTTAGGAGCTAAACTCATTAATTCATCTAAAAATCTTGCTCTGACTCCATAGTTTAAATAATGTAGGTTTAATCCATAAAAGCCACCAGGAGCTGCATCAACCATAATTGTTAAAGGAAATCTATCGTAATATGGTAATGTTTCCTTATGTTTTGGATCATAAAAATACATATACATATTACCAGCAATATTTCTACTTGTTCGATCCAATGCATCATCTTTTAATAATGCTTTTCTAGCAGGTAGAACTAATTCCTGTGCCTTCTTTTGAAACCACTTCTGTGACTCCTTTGTACGTGCTTGTATACCTGCTCGTTGAGCTCCAGCTTGTAGTGTATCAAATAGTGATGCCATATAAACTATTTATAAGGAATTAGAGTATCTTTATACCTAAATTTTTAAGAGTTTCTTCGGTCCATACCTGAAACTTCCATCCCTTATGTTCTGCAAATTGACTGGCTGCTTGCCATTTATCGTTATTTTTAATATATGTTAATTGTTCACTAATATATTTCTTTGTCTTGCGTGACCTAGTTTTAGGTGGTTGGGTTTGTGATTTAGGTTTAATTTCAATGAGATATGTCTTTTTACCTTCCATTTGAACTAAAAGATCAACAAAATATCTGTGTAGCTTTTTATCAACTGTGGATTTATATGGTACCACAATTTCTTCGCTATTCCATGCAGTTACTTTTGGATTGTTTTCACACCATTTAAATGCTTGTCGTTCCCATAATGATCGATAGACGACCTTACTTGGATCTCCAGCATATTTTTCTGGTTTCTGTATTTTGTATTTCCCTTTGTAAGCCATTATAAATAAACCTATATATGTTTTATTTATTTATATAGGAAAAAAAATGGCCGAGACACAAGTAGAATTTCCACGAAGGGTTGAATTAAGTCAAAATCAAACACTACTATTTCCTCTTCGATTAAGAGCAGAGGCAGATAATGGACATCCATTTATTCAGTTTACTGTATCAGCTAAAGACAAACCTGAAGAGGTAAATGTTTTTTTATATCAGCCACCTGGGCTTTCAATTCAGGACGGAGCTAATTATACTAATTTTGATTTAGGTGCTCTGCAAGGTGCTCAAGAATTTGGAAAAGGTATAGCAGGTGGAAAAACACTTGCCGATTCATTTAATGCATCTGATATGATGGCTGCAGGTCTTGTGGGCCAGGATGCTATTACTGCTGCAATAGGGACTGATTTAGTTGGTAAAGGTACAGCCGTTGAAGCTTTAAAACAAGGAATTGCAGTAAATCCATATACGCGTGTTTCTTTTGAAGGTGTTTCCATTAGGACATATGATTTTACATTTAAATTAGTACCAGAGGATCAAGATGAAACGGAAATGGCCAAAGCCATTGAACGAACATTTAGAAAATTCTTATATCCAAAACGTGTTGGAGCAATTGCATTAACATATCCACCAATGTTTAAAATAGGCTTTTATAGTGGTAAGCAAAAGAATCCATATATGCCGAATATAAAAGATTGTTATCTTACATCACTTCAAACGACATTTAATGAATCAACCAATGCTGTATTTAAAGGTACTGGTGCACCTATTGAAATTTCAATTGCTATGACATTCCAGGAAGAAAGAACTCTGGTTCGCCAAGACCTTTTTGAGAATGATGATACAATCGAAGAGCGAGATGGTTATTTTAACGGAGAAGGATAATGAGTTTTTTTAGACAATTTCCAAAAATAGAATATGATTTTAATCGTACAGGTGTTTTACAAAATATGGTTGATCTCTTTCGATCAGTCAGACCTTTACCATCCTTTTTAGATAATTATTCAGCATATAAATTTTATGAAATTAAAAATGGCGAAAGGCCTGATATTGTATCGCAAAGATTATATGGTACATCACAATATTATTGGACATTCTTTGTTATAAATGATTTTTTACATGATGGTATGAGAGCATGGCCGTTAAGTCAAGAAGATTTATTTGACTATATTGCAAAACAATACGAAGGATATGCTATCGAAACAAATCCAGTCATCGTACGTGATACTGATGGGTTAATAACAGATCATAGGAATAGTTTATCAGGGAGATTTACTCTTGGTGAAACAATAACAGGTGCAACAAGTGGAGCATCAGGTAAACTTGTTGCCAAAAATGCTGATCTTTCTCAAATCATAATACAAGAAGTTACAGGTGGAGCCTTTATTGGAACAGCAGGTTCATCAACTGAATTGGTTGTAGGCCAAACATCAGGTGATTCAGTATCAACATGGAATGTATATCCATACGCAGAAGCACCATATTACTATTATGAAACAGATGCAAGTACACGAATAGAAAGAATTAGTGTAACAGATGGTGGAACAGGATATACTTCAGCACCTACAATATCAATTATAGGTAGTGGTTCTGGAGCAGAAGCAGTTGCAACTATTTCTAATGGAGCAATTATATCAATACGAATCACATCAAAAGGCTCAGGTTATATTTCACCTCCGACAATATCTATTACTGGAGGAGGCGGTTCTGGCGGAAAAGCTGTAGCAATAATTGATTCAGAAAATAAAAAACCAGTAACAAATTCAGATCATATTATAGGTGGTGTTGATCCATTACAATTATCATATGTTACAAATCGAGCACACCTTATAGAAGAAAATGATGAGCATTCAAAAATCAGATATGTCGATCCAAGTTATATTAACAAATTTGTAAATCAATTTGAAGAATTAATTAATGAGTAATTTTAATACTATTGTCAATGGATTGGCAACTTCGCCAAAAGTTTTTGAAATAACTAAGGCTTTATTGCACACAAATATAGAAACTGAAGTTGACATATCAGAACTCATTCGTGATATAAAAATTGTTGAAAGCTTATATAATTCTGGTTTAACTGTTTCTATTTTTTGTTTAGACAGTACAGGATTAATTGATTATTTAAAAATTGCTGGTAATGAAAAGATTGAGTTAGTTATCGAACGAAGAGATATTACTGATCAAAAAAGAAAGAAATTTGAATTGGAAGTTTATCTTGCTGAAATAAAAGATTATAGTGCACCAAGACCATCTTCAAAAGCTTATACACTGTATTGTGTTTCAAAACATGTATATTTGAATAATGTTTTGGTTTTAACTAATAGTTTTGATAATACGCCCAGTAACTTGATCAGGTCAATTGTAACCAAAAATTTGGCAAGTGAGATTGATATACGTAATCCATCAACTAGTCCAATTAAAGGTATATACCCTAGACTGCGTCCATTATCAGCAATAGCTTGGTTACTGCGTAATTCGTTTGAAGATGGCACTCCAAATTTCTTTTATGAAACTGCAAAAAGTGGATTAATATTTGATTCATATAAAAAAATATTAGCGAAAGATGTATATGATACATATGATAATCATCCTAATTTTAAATTTACGGCGAAGGATGAGCTTGAAGAATTATTTGACGAAGAGCGAAAAAAGATTCGTAAGATTAATTCAAATTTAAATCTTTCAAAATTTAAGGCATCTGAGAAAGGTGCTTTTGGTTCAACATTACATACAATTGATGTATACAATAAAACAATTGCACAAAAAGAATATAAGTACAGTGATAGTCTAGAAAAATTAAATCAATTTCCACCCATCAATGATAAAATAAAATTAAATGATGTAAACATTAGTGATTATAAAACAGGTAAAAATTATTTTATATCATATAACAGCGGGGCCTTTAATGGTTTTAAAAATTATCACGCGCCAACAGACCAAAGTATATTAAAAGCAGAAGCATATCACCACAATTTAGATACTATTATACAAGACCTAGTATTACCTGGTGATTTTGAAATAGAAAGTGGAGATATTATTGACCTAGATATTTTAAGAACAGCTGACGTGACAGATGAGATCCGAGGCGGAGATGATTTTAAGGATAATATATTATCTGGTAAGCATTTAATTACGGGTATTGTTCATCATTTTTCCAAAGAAGGATATGGTATAAGAGTAAAAACAAAGAAAGATTCATTTATTAAGAAGTTAGAAGGTATTAAAAGAAAATGATAAAGCGAAGCGATGATCAATATATTGATGGACTCTTTACTTGGTTCACAGGTAAAATTGAAGATATAAACGACCCTGAAAATTTAAATAGAGTTAAGGTACGATGTTTTGGTTTCTATGATGATTCCATAGCCGTTGATAATTTACCTTGGGCAACTGTTATGATGCCTGTAACATCAGCATCGATTCAAGGTAATGGCGGTAATCATCATTTGGAAGTAGGTTCATGGGTTGTTGGATTCTTTAGAGATGGACCAAGTGCTCAAGACCCAATGGTAATGGGTTCAATTGCTACACAAACAAACGGTACACAAGACATACCAACAGAATCATCAGTAGATAATAAAGTATATAAATCAAAGGCTGGTCATTTAATTGAAATTGATAATGAAGATGGTGGGGAACGAATTAATATTAAACATAAATCTGGTTCTTACATACTAATGAAAACAGATGGTACTATAGAAATAAATGGAAATACTAAAGTATTAGGCACTCTACATGCGACAGGAGATATATCAACAGATGCTGGCAATGCTCCAACATTAGCAACACATACACATACTGAGGTTCCAGGTACAGGTGGAGCAAGTTCTCCAATACCTGCAGAACAAGAGACTTCAGTGGCAAACTAATAGAAAAGAGTTATAAATAACTATATGGCAGGATTACTTACAGGCGATAAAAGCATATCGGGTAACTTAGAACAAGCACGTATTGTTTCTAAAAAGAAACCTCATCGCGATTTAGATCTTTCTTTAAAGATCCACCCTATACGTAAAGATATAATCCCTTTGAAAGATGATGCAGCAATAAAAAATGCTGTAAAGAATTTATTAGTCAGTAATTTTTATGAACGACCATTTCAAGATGACTTGGGTGCAAATCTAAGAGGTTTATTATTTGAACCTTCTGGCTTTCTTACAGAAATTCAATTAAGGGATAATATTCGCAATGTAATTAAAAAATACGAACCAAGAGTACGTGTTAAAGATATAGATATTACAGACGATATTGATAATAATTCATATAGAATTGCAGTAAATTTTTTAATCAAAGAATACGATACAGCAGAAAGTGTTGAAATTGTATTAAGAAGGCTCAGATAATATGGCAACAAATTTAAATGTAACGGAATTAGATTTTGCAGACATTAAGCAAAATTTAAAAAACTTTTTAAAACAACAAACAGAGTTTAATGATTATGACTTTGATGGTAGTGGATTAAATGTTTTATTAGATGTGTTAGCATATAACACTCACTATAACGCATTAAATGCTCACTATTCATTAAATGAATCATTCCTTGATTCTGCTCAGATTCGTGGTAATGTTGTTACAAGAGCAAAACTTTTAGGTTATACTCCTCGTTCAGTTTTATCGCCAAGAGGTAAAGTTGATATTGTTGTTAATGTTGCTGCAGAAGTAGGAACTAAACCTACTGTTTTAGAGTTAACACGAGGTACTAAATTAAATACAGTTGTCAGTGGAGAAGAATTTCAATATGTTGTATTGGAAACTCAACAAGCAACATTAAGTGCTGTATCAGCAAATACATATCAATTTAATGATGTAGTAATTTCAGAAGGATCAGTAAGAGAATTAAAATATAGAGGTGATA